GGTTCTATCTCAGGCTCTGGTTCTATCTCAGGCTCTGGTTCTATCTCAGGCTCTGGTTCTATCTCAGGCTCTGGTTCTATCTCAGGCTCTGGTTCTATCTCAGGTTCTGGCACAACTATCACAGGCGGCATAGGTTCAGGTTCAGGCTCTGGCTCTGGCTCTATCTCAGGCTCTGGCTCGGGTTCTGGCTCAGGCTCGGGTTCTGGCTCAGGTTCTGGCTCAGGTTCTGGCTCAGGTTCTGGCTCAGGTTCTGGCTCAGGTTGAGATTCAGGATCTACCCCTGTGTCCGTACCGCGAGGGTCGTACGGCTCTCCGCTTGTTATTTCACCTTCAACTGCTTCATATATTTCCCCTGTTTCAATATCACGTACTTGGTAAACACGCACTCCGTCAATTATTTGAGAGCCAATAATTTCGTAACGTGCGTTTTGCTCTTCAAATGCGGTTTCTACTCTTTCGTCTGACAATTCCTCACTGGGACGAGGTGCGCTATTTTCCCACCGTTGATACGCTTCATCGTAAGCCTCTTCATCAAAAGCGCCGTCAGGCAGTACGTAGTCTCCAGCATTTGGCATACCTCGCGCCCAATCTCCAAGAGCTTCTTCATATTCAGCATTATCACCGTATGTACCTTCCCAAGGATAATCCTCTGGTTCAGGAGCTGGTTCAGGTGCAGGTTCAGGCGCAGGTTCTGGCTCAGGTTCTACCGGCTCAGGTTCAGGCTCGGGTTCGGGTTCATCCTCATCTTCATCCGGCTCAGGTTCAGGTTCTGGCTGAGGTTCAGGGACTGGTTCAGGAGCTGGTTCAGGCGCTGGTTCAGGTTCTGGCTGAGGTTCAGGGACTGGTTCAGGAGCTGGTTCAGGCGCTGGTTCAGGTTCTGGCTGAGGTTCTGGTTCTGGTTCTGGTTCTGGCTCAGGTTCTGGTTCTGGCTCAGGTTCTGGCTCAGGTTCTGGCTCAGGTTCTGGTTCTGGCTCAGGTTCTGGCTCTGGCTCAGGTTCAGGTTCCGGCTCAGGCGCGGGCGTTTCTTCTCCGCCCTCTTCAGATCGGTCTACTTCTTCTTGTTCTCGTTGAATTTCATCGTAAATAGCTCGATAGTCAGGAATCTGCACCTGAGCGTCATCACCGGTAGTAGGTAAATAATCTCTAAGATCTGGTTCTTGCCAAACAATATCATTTGCCGAGCGTAGAAGATCTATAACTGTTCGCGAGTCTAACCCTACCGCTTCTGCTTGTTGTATAAGTCCAATGATACCGTCGATACCACCTTCAGCCGCTTCTGCCGCAAGGTTTATAATTACGCTAGAGCCTTCACCACCTAAATAAAATCCTAATGACTCTGCAATATCTACAGCGGCGGTAAATACTGGACCTAGTACAGTGCTAGCCGCATTTATTAATCCTTCTATTCCTGCTCCAGCCGCACCAGTTACAGCACCCGTAATATTGTTAATGATGTCCATAAAGGACGTTGTGGGATCTGCGGTAAATGAATGGGTATCTAACCACTCTCCCAACCCTGCAAGAAAGTCGTTAACTCCCGCCGCTTCAGCTAAGTTTCCTAAAGATCCTATAGCGCCTTCGAAGAGGTTGCTTATGTTACTCATGACGATACTTTTTACGAACTCATCAGAGTCAAAATCGCCCGTGATTGCACCCGTCATAACAGCGTTTCCGGTCGCTGTACCTATTGCGGTTGCCGCCCATGCAGGCATACCAGACGACATTAAAACTGGTCCTAAAAGTTGTCCTCCAGCGGCACCCATACCTATCGAAAGAGCACCCATTACGATGCCTTTAAACGCCCTCTCGAAGTTAGAGTCTTCGCGTAACTTCCATTCGTACTTACCAAAATCGCCTAGGTTTATTCGGGCATTGTCATCGGTTTTTAGTTCCCAATCGGCAAGGTCAAGACCAAGGACGCCCAAAACACCGGTATAGGCACCGTTAAAACGGCCTAAGTCTCTTAACTGAATACTTCGTTTGTCGTTAGGGTTTGCTCGAAAAATAGAGTCGCCCCAATCAGAGGCGTTTTGAACCATATGGCGCTCAACCATATCGTCAAAAGCATTGAGTGGGTTTGCAGAACTAGGCCGTCGTCCGTAAAACGTCCTCTGCTCAAAACCTGCGTCAAGAAGCTGGTCGTATGCTTGGTTAGCAACGTCTATGTAGTCAACAAACGTCGGGCTTTCTTCTACAAGATATCGATTTAAACCAGCAAAGTTCCTATCGTATGCACGTCTTTGTCGCAGGCGTCCTTGACGTTGTGCAATCGTTACACGATCGTCTGGATCTAACCCATAAACAGCACGGACTTCATCTACTAGGTTCATACCCGCAAACTCATGTCCTTCAGGGTAGAACTGGTCGGAAGACCTCCATTCTCGTATAGTGCCGTCCCAATTTTCAGGTGTACCAGTAATAATGCCGGTATCGCCTTGCAGTAAAACGTCCCAGATATCTATATCGTCTTCGTCGTCATCTGTCGGTGGTTCTGGCTCTGGCGCTGGCTCTGGCGCTGGCTCTGATTCGCGCGGTGCCTGTTTCATAGGCTCGCACTGTTTTGTTACCTCAGAATAAAAGTAACCTTCTGGGCACCCTTTCGGGCCACCTGTCGGTGGTTCTGGTTCTGGCGCAGGTGCTGGCTCGGGGGCTGGCCCTCCGGGAAAATCAGGTGATTCGCCGGGTTCGCGTTTTGTGTCGTCATCATCTCTACGTGACTCTTCTTCTGCACGGCGTCTAGCTTCTTCCTCTGCCGCACGTTGTCTTTCAGCCTCTTCAGCTTCTTCACGACGTCTAGCTTCTTCCTCTGCTACACGTCTAGCTTCTTCGGCACGGCGTTGAGCTTCTTCTGCGGCGGCACGCTCTGCTTCTTCTGCCGCTCTGCGTATTTCTTCTTCCTCAGCGCGGATACGCTCTTCTTCCTCTGCTCGGGCGCGTGCGGCTTCCTCTGCTCTGCGTCTTGCTTCTTCTTGAGCGCGTCTAGCTTCTTCTGCGCGTCTCGCGGCTTCTTCGGCTTGACGTTGAGCTTCTGCTTCTTGTCTACGCTCCGCTTCTTCAGCGGCGCGTTGCGCTTCTTCTTCGGCTTTGCGCTGTGCTTCTTCAGCGGCGCGTTGCGCTTCTTCTTCGGCTTTGCGCTGTGCTTCTTCTTCTGCTTGACGCCTAGCTTCCTCGGCTACTCGTCTAGCCTCTTCTTCTGCACGTTGTCTAGCGGCTTCTTGTGCCCTACGTTGAGCCTCTTCCGCCCTTCTAATAGCTTCTGCCGCTTCTGCTTGGCGTCTGGCTTCTTCTTGTGCCCTACGTTGAGCTTCTTCTTGTGCCCTACGTTGAGCTTCTTCTTGTGCCCTACGTTGAGCTTCTTCTTGTGCCCTACGTTGAGCTTCTTCTTGTGCCCTACGTTGAGCCTCTTCTTGTTCAGCACGAATACGAGCGGCTTCGCGTTCAGCTTCAAGTCTTGCGGCTTCCTCTGCTTGCCGTTGAGCTTCTGCCTCTGCCTCTGCACGTAGACGAGCTTCTTCTTGAGCTTGACGTCGAGCTTCTTCCTCAGCTTCTCTCTCTGCACGTTCTTCTGCTTGGCGTCGAGCTTCTTCCTGTGCGGCACGGATACGAGCGGCTTCGCGTTCAGCGGCTACCCTTGCGGCTTCTTCTACCGCACGTTGACGCGCCTCTTCTTCTGCACGGAGTCTAGCGGCTTCTTCTTCCGCTCTCCTACGTTCGGCTTCTTCCTCAGCAATACGTCTAGCCTCTGCCGCACGTTGAGCTTCTAATTGCGCTTGGCGTCGTGCTTCAGCTTCAGCGGCTACCCTTGCGGCTTCTTCAGCACGTTGTCTAGCCTCTTCCTCAGCTCTGGCAACAGCTTCAGCTTCTTCTGCCGCACGTCTGGCTTCTTCTTGCTGTCTACGCTGTTCTTCCTCTGCGCGTCGTCTGGCGGCTTCTTCAGCGGCTCTACGTCTAGCTTCTTCCTCAGCAACACGTCTGGCTTCGGCCTCTGCACGAATACGTTCCTGTAGTTCTCTATCTTCTATGTCATTTTGTGGTGGAGCAGGGGCTGGAGCGCGAATAGGAGCAGGGGCTGGAGCTGGAGCAGGAGCAGGAGCAGGAGCAGGAGCAGGAGCAGTAGGGAATGTTGAGCCGCCGGGAAAATTAGGTGTTCTACGTGGGTCAAAAGTAGTTGAGCGCGTAGGCAATGTTGGCGCGGGAGCAGGTGCAGGAGCGGGAGCAGGCTGTTTTGTTACAGGAGCAGGTTTTGCGCCTACAGGGTTTGTTGTGATACCAAGACCGGGCGGTCTGTTAGCACGCAGGTACCCCAACGCCGCAGTGATGCTGGGAAACTCTCTTGTACCTACGTAATATGCCATGCCAATCCCTACAAATTACTTACAAACGATACAGCAACTACAGCGGAGGGTAACCCCGGATGTGGTGCAGTAGCCGCTTCTGTGTGCAAGTTAAGCTGTGTATCGTCAGTTGCCCAATACATTTCGATGTATTGCCCCGCAGTTAGATCAATCGAAAAATTCCAGTGTACGGCAATATCGTCATTACCCTTAATAGTGTTCTTTTGCCCACCATAAGACTGATCAGTGCCGTTTTTGTTGATCCATGTCCATAATGTAGCGGCTGATGAATTATTATGTTCTAACTGCAAAGTAACTTGAAAGTTATAAACACCGTCGTCAGTAGCGGTAATCCGCGTGTTATCTGTACCACCAACAGAAATACCGTTACCGATATACGTATTCTCAAACTCAACAGGATATCCTGTGTTTGCAGACGCCGCTGTTTGGTCAACAGTGCTATAAAAGAGACCCCGTGACATGTATATAAACTTACCACCATCATCAGTGCTGACTAAGTTATCGATGGTGTTTATAAGGCGGGTAAAAAACAAGCGCAGAACATTACTGTTCTGATCCATAAACGGGCGATCGTAAGTCTCGGTTGCAAGCGGCAACGCAGGGGGAGCGGGGCGCTCTAATCTATTAGCCACTAGCGCCTCCCGTCAGGGCGCATGTCCACTCGTGGTGAACCTAATTGCCATCGAACTCCAAGAGAATCTGATTCAACTTTGATAGACATCTGACGGCCACGCACGCGCGTGTTTACCTGACCTGTAAACTTCTCAATAGGCACTGTAGCCGTACGTGTTACCGTACCAGAGTTGGACCCTCCCTCAGATGTAGGACTGTTGTAACCCGAACCAGAGTTAGCCAACGGCAACAAGCTCATAGTGGCATGGGGGTCGTCCGTCGTAGAGCCATCAAACGTCATATCCGGCATCAAGCGCCAAATAAACGCAAACCGATCACCGTCGTCTATATCAAACTGCCCAGACGTGATAGACGCTGAAATCGGCACAGGGGTGCCTGTCTCGTTGTCGTCGGTGCCAAACTCATGATTAGTCAAGTTGTATGTGTATGAAGCCGCTAGTGGGTAGTTACGCAGTCCAGAGTCAAGCCACGCTGTGCGCGCCATCGTGCCGTAGTACCACGTTTTTTCGAGGTAGTTGTAGACAACGTATCGGTCGATCGTCTGGCTGTTTTGCGAACAGTAGAACCACCATATCTCGTGGAATGCTTCGTTTGTTCCTGCGAATACTTGGTCGTACTGCAACTCGTTGAAGTCGTTGAATACAAATCGCCGAACGTCACAAGGTAGCGTTTGCGTACGTCCATCGTAGGAATAGAACTTGTCTTTACCCATCCAATAAGCAACGCCGCCAGAGAACCCGACCGCATTTTGAGAAGCGATGGAGATATTGTCGCCTACCAACTGCACGCCCCAAACGATCGGAGCGCCTTGGTATTGGAGCGAATACACGGAAGAATCAGTCCAAACGAGCACCTCTTGGCGTGCCTGTTTGGCCGTTACGATCTCTGTACCTTTAGACAGTCGTAGGTCACCTGCTTGGTTTGTAGCCGCTGGCGTCCAATTTGCAGGGTCTTCTTGATCAGACCACCGAATCAGCATAGGGTCGAACGTTGCAGAGCCCAGCGAGTTTGAACCGAAACAAAAGACAAATCGGCTAACGTCAGATACAAGAATAAAGTTTTGTTTGGTGGGTACGTTCGACGCACCTGATAGCGTGTTTAGATATACAGCCCGAGTCTCTACGCCGTTGGTTGCATCCCAGTAGAAGATGTCACCACCTCGTGGTCCAAATATCAGGTCTTCACCGAAGTTGGATTGGCTCCAAAGCCGGATAGCTTCAGTGGAAACACCACCTGTGCCCCATACACCGGCACCCCATGTACCACCACCCCAACCGGACAGAGGAACTTCGTAAGGCTCACCTGTACGTATCTGATACGCACCAACCACTGAAGACCCGCCGTTGCCTGTGTCGGACGCGTTGGCCGTAGCTGTAGCTGTTATGGTGTAAGAGTTAGCATCTGGAACTGATACGATCTGATATTCAGCATTTAACACATCAGCAGTAATGTTACCGCCTAGCGATACCGCGCCACTAAACGTAACAAAATCGCCCTCACGTGCACCGTGTCCAGCGTCAGTAATAGTTAACGTAGCACTGCCGTTAGTCGCCGCAAAGGTTACATCACCAGCAGAGGTGGTCTCTCGAATCGGCGTGATATCGTTATAGCCGCCACCTTGCTCTAAATAAAACTTAAGGTGCGTCCCTACGCCGATAAGGTTGATGCTTCCAAGCGTTACCCAGTTAGATAAAGAACGGCATACGCCCTGAAAGGTGGACACAGAAATACGTTCCCAGCCACCAATCTTCTCGGGATACCCTTGCCGAAACCGCACCTTGTCGCACTCGTACCAACCAGCTTCATTGGTGTACCGTGTTACTTCACGGTTGATTCCCGCTTTAAAAGCTAACTTTTTTAACGCCATATGGCACCTATAGAGTGTCGCCGAATACCGGTGGCAACGTGGTTACTTGTATGGATACGCTCTCTTTTAAATTAAGAGGTTGACCACAATCTGAACAAGTGTCGGCTTCTAACTCTGATTCGTCAAGGTCATAGCCGCAATGAGCACAAACAACTTCTACTGTGTGTGTAGGTTCGGTACCGTTATCGATGTCCCTCGCCTGAACAGTATTACGCATATCCTTCTCCGTACCGGCCTGTACGGATCATTTCGCAAACCTCATCTGCACGTGACCCAACTTGTTTAGCCCACCGAGAGTCGTAAAATTCATCCCCCGCTTTGGCATAGTCACCAACAGCCATCGCCGCCATTGCATTTTTAAAGCCCATGAGGCGCGTTAGCCCAAGGTTAAAACAAAGGTTTACGATGGCATCCTGACGCACCGAATCGAGGTCTGTGAACCACGACAAGGATATGAGTTCCTGCTTGCACCGCTTAATGTCGTTTTCCAGCAGGTAGTTGATTTCGTCGTCAGACAGCCCAATACCGCCGTTTTCGTCGATATTACGGCCTACGCCCACTGTGATCATGTTCGCAGTGCACTTGTATGCGTGACTCTTCACGCCCTCATGACGCTTTAATTGTGCAACGAGCTTACTCATTTATTTCCCTTCTGACTCGCACCAAAGTAAAAACTTACCACAGAAGACACAATTCCACCGAGGTATCCGAGAACCAGATTGACTATCCCGTCGTCGTTTGCGTCAGGAGGCTGTATAGTAACGAGGAGGACATAACCGCCAAAAAGAGCAACGCTGATAAGAGCGATGGCTCGCGCGGTCCAGTCTTCCGCAAAGGTTGCTCTGGCGTTTTGTTTGTCCTGCGCTTCCAGTGCGAAGATGTCAACGTCTAGCTCCTTCATTCTCGCTTCAAAGTTAAGTTCCGCTTTTTTGATTTCAGCAATCTGCTCAGGTGAGGCTTGAGCAATAGCCTTTTCGAGCTTGGCAGGCACAGGGTCACAACCCAACACATCTGCCAACATGGATGCCGCCGCACCGCCTACTGGACCACCTAGGGCCGATCCAAGTGTAGGGGCTAAACCACCGATAACGCCTTTTAGTTTGTCAAAATTCATGTGAAATACTCCATGCCTTTGAGTAGGCTAACAACAAGAACAGTATTACCCCAGATCATGCGTTCAAGGCGCTTAAATTGTCCGCCACCGTCATCAAGCCTTTTTTCAATGCGATCCAGACGATCGTCGATGGATTTTCGTAACACTTCGCACTCAGCTTGGTGTATTTCTATTCTTTTTAATGCTTCGTGTGCCGTGTCCATTAGTTTCCACCTAGCGGGTTAGTAGCATCGATTGCCATCCAAAGGTCGTCCATGTCGCGCTCAAAGCGCTTTAAACGTTCATCCAACGTCTGTAGTGCCTCTAATTTACCAGAAACACGTAGCTCTGTTTCAGACGATGTTTTTTCTACTGTACTGATACGATCGCGTAAGTCCAGTAGCTCTTGCTGTGCATCCATAATTTGCACGAGGTTTGCGCCAAGTTCTGCGAGCTTACCTTGCAAGTTCTCAACGTCTGCGGCTGTCATGGCCTGTTCCATGTTCGACAGCTTCACGTCCATCGCCTGTACGCGCGTGGTATTTGATTCACGCAAGTCATCAAAGCGCGTAGCCAACCCCTCTGCCTGCGTTGTAGCGGCTACCACCGCCTCGGATTGCTCGTTGAGCTGTGCAAAGAACTGAGAGGCCGCCCAGATTCCGCCCCCAATTGTTGAGCCGAAAGTGAGTACGATAGCGATCCAAACGCCCTTGATGGACGTGCCGCCGACGTTTACTTCTAAATCTTCAAGGGCCACCTGTCACTCCTCTATCGGCTAGGCACTGCTCCCGCTCTTCTAAATTGTAATTGAACCAACAACCACCCTCTGGTGAGGTTATGAAAAACTCTTGTGCCTCACCTTGCGTCAACACGTCTTGTGCATCTACGAAGTAGTTGCCTACCTGCAAGCCTTGGATAGTTTCTCCACCGTTAAACGATACCCACACTGCCTGTGTGTCTATATCAAAAAACACTGACGCCGCCTCCTCATAGGTAACCCGCATATCGTATGCCATAGTGTTGGCTTGATCTATGAGGTTTTCATCGTTAGCGACAGCCATATATGCGGCGGCTACCTGTATTGCTTCTTCAGTATTGGACAGTGCGGTGTTGTACGATTCTATTTCTTCGTCTTGAAGGGTTACATCGTTAGTATTCATGAACTCCTGCAACGCCATAGCCTCGCGCTCATCGGGTGCAGTCTGAGCGTCTTGTGCTCGCTCATTCACCTCGGCCACCATCACGATTTGAACTGCCGCTTCGACATACGTGTCGATCATCTGAGACACCGTATTCATGGCTTGGTCGGCTTGATCTTGGAAGTATTGATCCGCACCGGGATCATAGGTATAGGCGCTTGCTTGAACTGCGGCTACGGCGGCGTTATAGGCATCCTGCTGGGCTTTTTGTATATGCCCTGCCTCTGCCATTGCTGGCGCGATACCGCCCTGTGTCGCGTAATACTCGCCCCCAGCAATCGTTTTGATGCCGTAGGCAAAGGTATCTCTAATGCTCTGTGAGGCATTGACTAAATCGTCAATCTCCGTCGCGCTTGCTTGAACGGAAGCGATCGCTAAGACTACCACTATCAGACTCTTGCTCGCCGCTGTCATCGCCCCCTCCGGCTAAAAGCTCATCGTAAAAAGCCTTATCCTCTTCATAATCAGGAATCCACATAGCAGGATTCTGTTTTATCGCAAGCACGGCGTTCTTACCTACCAGTAATCTGCCAGACCGAATAATTGGGCATGGAGTCGCACTCATAAACATAGCTCTCCATACCTGCGCATTTTGGCACATCAAACTGACCGAGGCTACTTTCATACCCATGTTTGAGAGCGTGATCGCGTTGAGGCGTCTGTTGCACTCTTCATCCTGCCGGTAAAGGCCAGACGACAAGCCGAAGCCGACAAGCTGTACGCCGCCAGATAACGACTTTAGGCACGATTGCTGACCGCTACTCATCAGAGACGGCGCAATTGCTGTATTAGCAGGCATCTGCCTCCCAGCCCCAGCACCGTTGTAGGTCTTGCTGACGTTGTTGTTGTTTGAGTTTGACGTGTTTAAGTCGCCCTCAATGTTCGTACCGTCGCCATCAAATTCTGGCTCGTACTCACCATCATCCCTGACGGGCGGTGGATCAACTTCTTCAGCGGGATCAATGTCCTGCCCGAAGGCAGGACTAGCAAGACTAATCAGCAGGATCAGCAGGCTCTTCGTAATCCTCATCGGTGATCTCCTCACTTTCAAGATCTTGTGCTAAGTCTTCGATAAACTTTGTGCGGCAAAATGAAAGCTGTTCTAAGTTGAACTGAGAATTGCCGATCTTTCGATCGAGATCATTGATGTGGTTCAAGAGCGCTCTTTGTCGATCTGTAAAATCTTCAACAAAATACTCTACGTCGTTCACGGTGATTGGGGTCTTTTCATTTTTTCCCATCGTCGTTACTCCTAGTTGTGGTTAAGGTTTATGAAGACCAAGGCACACCAGATGCTTCTGTTGGATTCATCTGCGCATCAATGTTGGCCTGTAGTGCAGTCTCTGTTTCAGACTGATCTACTCCGTTAGCCCAAACCCACGACTGTGCTTCAGCTTCTGTTACTGCGTCATAAGCAACGAAGTCAGGTGAAGAAGCGTCATAGGTTAGACCGACAGTGCCATAGCTAGTGGCTGTGTAGGTAGCAGCGTCGTCACCAGTGCCTTCGGTTTGTGTTGCGTTACAACGCCAGTGAACGACATTGATGCCGCCATCAGCAATAACGTGTTCGCAGGTTGGGATTGTCCATGTAAATGTAGCCATTAGTTAGTCTCCAAATGCGGCTACGCAAATAGCCTGTACGTTAGCGGGTTCAGATGAGTAGTCGTCACCTGATTGAATTACATGACGGTGATACGACTGTGAAATTACAGCGCCGTCTTCGAGTACACGAGTAGCAGTCCGTACTTGAACAGAGGTTACGTCGTTGCCGTCCTCGTCTTGTCCTGTGACTACTTCTACTTTGTCTGCTGTTACGCTTTTAGTTAATGCCATTGTCTTTCTCCTTAGTTAGTCCAGCTCCAGAGTCCACTGAGGCTATTTAAAGTTGTTAAACGTCTTCATTAGCTTGATTCAAAATTAACAATACCGTATGGATATTGATTTGTTCCTTTTCTAAAGTTTAAACGGTTAGATGCTAAATAAATTACGTCGCCTTCAGCCGTGATGCCTACTCCAGAATCAGAAGTTAATGACACAAACGGAAGCGTACAAAAGATGTCTGTTTTAGTCGCTCTTAAGTCTTGTATTCGCACCTCCATCATGACATGTCTACCAACTTTTACATATCTATAGTCATTTAAATTGTAATCGACACCAGAGGTTAATACAGTTGTGTTATCTGATGAATAAACCGTAGGAGTAAACGTCCCTTCTTCGTAGTCGTCTAGCAGATTGGCCGCCGCTGTGCCGCCTAGGTACGCACCGCCTGACAGGTAAAGGTCTTTGAAGCGTGCTGTTGGGTCGCCTAAATCTATTGCGGCGTCTACTTTAGTCCCGCCACTTGTGTTGATAGGATAAATTCTGTTGTCGGTATCATGGAAGCGCAGACCTGTATCTCCAGTGCCTACAAGTAAGTCGCCATTGACAGTACCAATACTACCGACTGATGTGCCGTCTTTTTGTAGCGAAACAATAGTGCCGTCGTTTGTTTCTCTGTTGAAAATAGCGGCTTCGTCTCCTGAGCGAGAAGCACGAACGTAACCACTAGTGCCTATATCAACACCGCCTGTGCCATTTAAGGAGCTATGCCCAACCAACAAGTTGCCGCTTGCATCTAGGCGCATGTCTTCAGCACCGGAATTACCAAAGAGCATATCTGTAGCACGATAGTTAAATAACTCTACGTTGTTTCCAGCTCCGGGTTCAAATACGACACCGCCGTCAATCTGTAAATTAGCAGTGGTAGCTGTTAAGTAGCTAAAGCGGTTTGTGTTTGTCCCTATTTTGACATTCCCGCTGGAGTCGATGCGCACGGCTTCTGACCAAGAAATAGCGTTTCCTGCTGTGCCGCTTGTTGCCACACTAAATCTATGAGTGCCACCAGTTTGAGTATAGTATGAAGCCTCGTCTGTTTCTTTATATACCCATGCGCTAGCATCTGAGTTTAGATAGGCGTTGTTGGATAGACCAGTAACATTAGTGCCACTTGTGTTTGAGAACAAGCCGCCTGACTTGCCAAAGTCAATGCCTACATAACCTGTGTAGTGGCTCTCTGGAGCCACACCAATACCAACATTACCGCTAGAGTCGATAGATACAGCGTCATCTGCTAACGCATAACTATAGATACTGAATCTGTCTGCACCTCCTCCGACATTTCTGATTGCCCATTTTGCAGAACCGTTGTTCCAAAAATACATGGAAGAATTCCACGCAGTATCAGCATCTAAAATAAAACCATTATTTGATGCGCCTGAATCTATATGTAACTTAGCTGATAAACTGCTAGTACCAATACCCAAAGACTCCGCAGACGCATCCCAGAACAACTTCGCAGTCGTGCCAGTGTCTTCGTAGAAGCTGATGTCTCCTGTAGCGTGGTCTACCATAATTCTTTTTGTAGACGACGATAGAGCATCATTT